CGAGAACCGCCTGCTGCAATCCCTTGACGTGGTTGATCGACTCAAGCAACGCCGGCCCGTTCATGTTGTTCGGGTCGGGTTGCCCCGCCTTCGCTGCCGCCAGTCGCGAATCGCTGCCGGACAAGCCAAGCGATGCCGCCGCCTGATCGGCTGCGCTGTTCAGGTAGTTGGCGAGAAGCTGATTGTTCTTCACCGCATCGGAGCCAGCCTGAATGCCGAACGTATTGAGCAGCGCCGGAACATTGAGCGCCGCATTGGCACCCTTGCCCGCGATCGTGCTCTTGAGCGATTGCGCCGCAAGGTCATACGTCTGCATGAGCGGCTTCGCCTGCTGAGCAGCCTGTTGAAGGCTTCCATAGCGCGTAGCGGCGTCGCCGGAGATCTTGTCCACCCCAGGCGCCGTACCGGTCGGGACGAAGTGCGCAGGGCCACCTGACTGAGCCGGCGCAGCTTGGCCGGGCATCGGCGCCGCTTGGCCTGCGCCTTGCTGGTTCGCTCCGGTCGGCAGCGGGGGGATGTTGATCTGCGGCGTGCCCGCACCACTAACGCCATTGCCCCACATCTCGCCACGCGGAACGACGCCCGGCGTGTTGCCCGGACCCATGATGCCGACAGGAGCCGTTGCGGATTCCGGCGACAGCTGGTTCTGGATCGTCGTGCCAACGATGCCGGGATTCGTGATCGCGTTCGTATCGATGTATTGCTTCGTGGCGCCATTGTCGATTTGCGTCGGCTTGGCAGTCAGCGAATCCAGCTGACCGGCCGCATCCTTCATCGACGCGAGCTTTTGCTGAAACCACGCCGTGCGCTGACTCGGATCTTGCGGGATCTGCTGCATGGTGCTGATAACCATGTTCGGGTCAAGGTGCCCGAGGTTCACAGCATCAGAGCCGATCTTTAGAATCTTTGCACTGAAATCTGGATCGTCCGGCTTCAGCGTCGCAAACTGCTGCGTCATGAACCCGATACCCTTTTTGTAGTTATCGATCTGGTCGCTATTCAGTCCGACCTCGCCCTTCGCCAGCGTCTGCTGCGCTTGCTGCTGCGCGGTGATTTGCTGATTGATCTCTGGCAGGTTATATGCGCCGACGCCACTAGCCATGATGGAACGGAACTTGTTGTAGTCCGTATTCCCGTTGGCATCCGTCGACGCCTTGAACGCTTGCGACGCGGCGTTATTCGCGTCCAGCTTCTGCTGCGCTGCCAAGCCGTTCGCGTTATACGCGCGAAACTGTGCGACTTGCAACGCTTGCTGGAGAGGGTTGAACTCAGGCGCTTTTGCCTGCAATGCAATCGAAGTGTCGAGCGCCATTTATACAGTGAACCCGTAAGAGTTTGACCCAACGCTGTAGCCTGCCGGGTTCGCGTTATTGACGGCGCCATATGATGCGGCGTTGTTCGTGGTCGGCTGATACAGCAGCGAAGCCGTAAGCGCATTGTTGCCAAGGCTGCTCAAGCCACCCGAAATCGCGTTTGCGCTACCGACCGTTCCAGACGCGCTCGCATTGGCTGCGCCCGTTAGCGTGTTGCCGATGTTGCTGGCAGTCGCCGCGCCGAGCGAGCCATTCGTCGCCGCCGCGTTCTGCCCGTTGCTGACGATGCCGTTTAGGCGGTTGACGTTGTTCGCAGCGGCGTTGTAGTTCGTCTGGTACGTGTTCGCCGCGGTGTTGTAGTTCGTGTCGTAGGCGGATTTCGACGTGCTGAAGTTCGTGTTGTAGGCGTTCAGAGCACGGTTAAACACGTCGTTATACGTCGAATCCGCTAGGCCGGTCGCGTAGTTCGACGCGCCCTTGAGCGCCGCGCCGGACGCACCAAGTCCGCGAGCCGCCGCGCTGTTTTGCGCAGCCTTCAGACCTTGGTTGAGCGTGAACTGATAGCCGGGAGTCGCCTGCGCTTCCGCTGCGGTCGGCGCAGTGAACGCGGCTGGCGCATTGAATGCACCATACGAGAACTTCTGCTGAAGCGGGTTGCTCGAATCCGTGCCATTGAAGGAATACGTGCCGTCGTCGTTCTTCGTGACGTTGTACCCCATCGCAGACAGCAGCGGATTGATGCCCGACGTACCAAGCTTGAGGTATGGGTCTAGGTTCTGCTGAGTCTGTTCCCATTGCGCTTCTTGAAGCGCTGCAGCGTTACCGGCCGCGGCGGCCTGTTGTGCCGCAGCGTTTTTCGACGCGCTACTCGAAATCACAGCGCCTCCGACAGCGCCTGCCGCCGCCAAGCCGCCACCGACAATCGCTGCCGTGGCTGCCGAAATACCGAATGACATGGCTTATCCCTTTAGACGGTTTGCAATGGCCTGCTTGTTTTCATCGCCGCCGAGCAATTCTTGATTGGTTGATTCAGTCAGTTCGACGACGAGCTTGTCGAGGTCTGTTTCTTCGGTCGCGTGAACGGTCGTCCAATACGTGTCCTCATGCGCATAGCCGGCGCGCTTGGCGCCAGGCTTTGAGGCAAGGATCATGTGTTGGTCGGTGATGCGGCGCATTCCGTCATCCGTCGTGACGTCGATGTCGCCCGAGACGATGCAAAGGTGCTCAGTCTTGTGAACTGCGCCAGTCAGAACCGTGCCCTTCGGAATCAGCATCTTTCGCGCATACAGTCCCGGCGCGAAGTGATGCCACACAGGACACTCGACTTGTGGAAGCTGCTGCAATTCCTTTTCAAGCCGGTAGACCCTTTCATGCGAAACGCGAGCATCAGCCGAAACAACGATTTCGCCCGCGTCGCTCATGCCGCGTCCTTCACATATTCGATGCCGCTAACACTGATCGAGCAGCCGTTCCCGTCCGCATAGATCGCCGTTCCTGGTTCGAGCTTGTGATTGACGAGCTCGGGAAACTGAGCGGTCGCGCCCGCGAGGATGGTTTTCGCAGCAATGCGCGTCGTTCCATCAGCAATGCGCCCCGACGGCACCTTGTAGACGTTGAGCGTTACAACGCCCGCTGTCGGGTTGTTGGCGCTTGCAGCTTGCACAGATGCAGACGTTGCAGCCGGGGCCACGTAGAGCGATACAGCCGTCCCGGTGAGGCTCGCGCCCTTGACCAGTTCTTTATAAGTCGTTGTCATGCTTACCCTCTGGCATAGACTGTCTGCGTCCCGACTGGAATCGCCGACGTGAAGGTGATCGTGTTACCGCTGATCGTGTATTGGTCGCTGCCTTGGAACACGCCGTCGAAATGCACCATCACAGCCGCGGTGCTTGCGTATGCCTTCGTGAGCGTGAGGCTTGTTGTCGTGCCCGGAGTGAAGCCAGATCCAGACAGAAACTTGTCCTCAACAGTCGCGCTCATCGCGTCGAGCTTCGCCTTGTCAGCGCTCGACATGAAGCCGGCTGCGGCACTGGTCGCCAGCGCGTGCAGGTCAGGCGCATCCTGAATGCCGTGCGTCGGGACGAACGAATCTGGTTCTGCGCTCCCGATCGACAAAACAAGCGCGGAAATCGCTGCCTCGACATCAGAGATGCGTCTAGCCTGGTCCGTCGCGTAATTCGGTGCGACGAGCGATTGAAGCTGCTGGAACGCCTCGTCGACCTGGCTAACAAGGAGATCCGACGACGAATTCCCGGACGTTCCGCCAGTGCGGGAAAACAGCGCGAGCAGGAGCTGAAACCAAACCACCGACAGCCGCCCGGTCTTCGGGTCGACCATCGGCACGCCAACGTCCGGAAAGTTCGTTGGCGCACTCATGTCCGGGCCCTCGACACATCAACCCATGCGCCGTTAAGCGCCGTCCTGACGGGGGCCGACCATGACAGCTCGAAGACGCGATCGCGCGCATAGCCGAGCCGCTGCCATTGGATGGACGTCAGGTATTCGCCGGCCTTGCCGAGCGTGTTGGCGACGGCGTTACCCCAACTGCGCCCGCGGTCATCTGACCAGCGCAGCCGCACTTCAGGAGCGGCCGAGTCATCCGGCAGGCCGTTGCCGACTTCCATATCTGCGACGAACTGTCGGAACAGCACGCGATTGCCGTCGGCGCCGCTGATGTGCGGGAAACTGCGCAGATACAGCATCGTGTTGCCGTCGTCCGTGTAGGCGTTCGGGTCGAGCTCGTACACCTTGCCCGTCTGCCAGTCGCCGACGAGGTTGCGCCCGCCGTTGAACGAATGGCAGTTCATGCGATGCCGGCTGAGCGAACCGTCGGCTTCGAGGTACGCGCGCTGCGCCCATGCGCCCGTTGCGGTGTCGAAACACCACGTCTTATTGGCGGTCGGGAACGTCAGCACGTAGAACGCATGCCCGCCTTGCAGGTACGAAAAGCCGATCGCGTCGTCTATCCGGCTGTAGGTTAGAAACTCCTGCTCTAGCGCGTGCGTCGAGATCCGTTCCGCAGCGTAGTTCCGGCCGCCGAACACGATGCCATGCCCCTGCAGATCCTTGCCGAGCCAGAACAGCGCGAGATCGATCTTGGCAACCGAGTGCTTCGCCGCACAGCCGTGCTCGATATAGACGCCAGGCATGCGGCCGAACGTGAAATCCGATGCGCCGGTGTTGTACCAAACCTCAGTCGTCAACTCACCGAACAGCCAGATTTCACGGTGCATTACGGCGAGCGTGACGAGATTGTCCGGATAGGTGTTCTTCGATGCGATGTCGAGCGGGTCGAATGCGATGTCTTGGAACTTCGAGATGTAGAAGTGCTGCGTGGCCGGCTGATTGAAGATGAAATAGCCGTCGACGTAATCGACCTTATCCGCCCCGTAAAATGCCGGGTCCGCGCAGGTTGTCATAACGTTTTTCGTTATGTCGACCGTGTAACCGGTGGCCGAACCGTCAACAATGAACGCGTTCGTGCCGTTGTCGATCATCGATACCGGGCCGGATCTCGTCGTGATCGGACCGAGAAGCGTGTATTTGTTGTCCGCGTCAACGTAATAGACGCTATCCGCCACCACGTCATAGCGCTTGCCGTTCGATGCGGTGTAGATGCAGCGCGACTCACCCTCTAACGGAGGCGTCGAGACGAGCGTGAGGCCTGGTGTCGGGTAATACGTGAACGGCGCGTTGGCGTCCTGCGGGTTCTGCTCTGCGTAGAGGTTCACGCAGCGCTGCGCATCGGCGATGACGCTTTTCGCGGCGTATGCACCGCCAGTCAGAGGGATTCGCATCAGTAGTTGGAGCCGCTATAGATGTTGTAGTGCTGCTTTGATCCGAGCCCGCGCGGCATCGTCATGGACTGCGGCTGCCAGTTCATGCGCTTAATAACGCGCTTGGCGTTCAGTGCAAGGCCGACGAGCGAGCGCTGCGGGTCGATCTGATACGACGGTGCGAGATACAGCGCCAGGTTGTAGCGGATCGCGGCCATGTACTCGGGCGGCAAGTTGATGACCGTTGCCGGCGCCGCAAACTGCGGCAGCGCTTCCATCGTCACGATGTGAAGTTGGAACGTGCTGTCCGGCACCGGATAGAAAATCAGGTTGCCGAGCGGATATGCGGGGTCGTAATACGCATACGACGGGAACGACTGCAGCGCCTTCAGAGCGATGCGTGCGTAGTCCTCGCGCGCGTCGATGATCGTCACCGGGTAATCGATCGGCGTTGCGCTGCCGGCGTTCAAACGCGCGTAGGCCGCATTGATCTTGATCGGGCGCTGCACGTTGAAATTGCCACCAGTGCCGACGGTGTACGATTGCGCGCCGGTCGACGGGATAGCCGTGTCGACCAGGTGATAGACGCTCAGACGTTCGCCCTGCCACTGACCCAACATCATGTTCAGCGTGGCGAGCGCGTCGGCTGTGTCGTCGGCGCTGATGGATTGGCCGATGCCGAGAGCGCCGATGTCCTTCAAGGCAAGCGTGATAAGGTCAACGGCGGTCGTCATCAGTTAGCCTCAAGTGCTGCGCGGATCTTGTCGTCAGACCAGCGCTTGTCGATCTTCACGCCCTTTTCGGCCGCGATCTGGATCAGGATTTCGCGCTCGTCTGCCGTATCGGCGCCAAGCAGCGCGGCCTCTTCTTCGGCCGATTGAACGAGCGCATCGCCGATCCACTTGGGATAGGCCACGAACGTCGGGGATTCTTCGTGCGGCACAGGCGGCACGTAGACGGGAGCGATCCAGCCATCACCGAGCGCGGCTTGTTCGTCTGCGCTGTTGACGATCTTCTGTGCGCCATCGGGGCCGGTGACCCATTTAGGGAATTCAACGAATGCCATTGCGTCGCCCATAAAAAAACCCGGCGCATGGCCGGGTTCGGTTAATCCATTCAGCAAGTTATTCGACATGCTTCCAAGTCAATCTCTTTCTGACCATATCGAGGGTCGATCGCGCTATTCCTAGCCGGCGATGCAACTGGAGTGTTGTTTCTTCGCTCGCTCGAATCTCTCTCACGAGATCCTCTGTGAGCTTGGCGTTGCCGTGATTTACGCCACGTGAAATGCCATATTCATGCCGATCTTTCCCCATCTTGTCGTCCATGTTCGATTGCTGGTCGCCAAGAAATAGGTGCTTGGGATTGACGCAAGCAGGCGTATCGCACGTGTGACACACGTAGTACGTCTTGTATGCGCTGTTCGGGTTATCGGGTATCTCTCCATTGTGGAGCACCCAAGAGGCACGATGCGACAACAACGGGCGGCTTCCACCCATATTGAATTGCCCGTACCCATGTTTATTCAACTTTCCCTGCCACATCCAACATCCGGTCGCGTCGTCCGCAACCCACCACTTGTTGAAGCGCTCTATCGGTGCCAAGCCGTGGTGCTGCGTCTGCAAGTCACCCGAAAGCGATTTGCCGAGCCTGAGCCGCTCGTAATGCGCGGAGCAAAGCCCTCTGTTTCTTGCCTGTTTTTCGCACCCTTTGATCGAGCAATCGGCCATATACACCTCTGATAGAAGAGGCTCCATCATACCGTGTATATGGCCTGCGTTCAACTATCGAACGATCCTACACGCAAGCTCAGGGTAAATGGCGGCGTAGCCGTACAAAACGTCGATACGGCACGGCACAGTGTCGGTGCCGATCGCGTACTGACGCGAGATACGCATCGAAATGCCCTTGTGCATGCGACGCGCGCCCCATGCGCCGTACTGCGCCACGTCTTCCAAGTCAGCCGTCACCAGCGTGAAAGCGTCCTTGTGATAGGCCAGGTTGGCGGTGTAGGCGGTCGAAGCCGTCACGTCCCACGTCACGACAGCCGCGTTCGCCGGGCCAGCCGAAACCGTCTGATACTGCTGGTTCGATGCCGCGGTGTTGATCGCCGGGAAGATCGCCAGCGTTGCGTTGCCCGAGCCGTCAGCCGTTGCGGGAGCCGTCACGGTGAACTGACGCAGCACGCCGGTCGACTGGCGGTTCTGCGGGTTCACTGCGAACACACCAGCGATCGTGAAGGTGTCGCCCTTCGCAACCGTGCCGCCTGCGCCCAAGCCCGTCACGAGCAGCGACGAACCGGTTTGACCTGCGCCCGATACCGTGCCGTTGGTGCGCGTACCGGTCACGAACGTGTTCACGTTCTGATCCATGCCGACGTCGAAGCCGAGCGACGAAGCAGCGAAAATGCCGCTTTCGTACTGCTCGCCGATCTTGCCGGACGGGTTGAACAGGCCGGCCGCGCCCTTCACCATTTTGGCGTTGGTCGACGGATCCCACACGACCGAGCGGCGGCCGTCGCGCGGCGTTGCTTCGTTGTCGAGCTTGGCGCCTGCGTCGAGCAGAACCTGAATGTCGCTCGGGACCGTACCGACGGTGCCGACAGTGTTCGCCACGTTCGCTGCGAGTGCCAGGCCGTCGAAGTCGAGCTTGTTGGCGATGGTCGCCATTGCCGGCTTGATGTAGCGATCGGCGAACTCGTCGACGACGAGCGTCAGTTCTTGCGACGAGAACGTGAAGTCGACGTGGAACTGGGTCGTCAGGCTGACCGGCACCGACGATTCGTTCACGTTTTCCAGGTTCAAGTTCGGGCCGGTCGTACCGACGAAGCGGTTCGGCTTACGTGCGTTGACCGTCGAGCCGATCTTGGCGCCGGAGACTGCGAATTCCTTGCTGTATTCGCGGTTCGTGCGCGACGTGAAAGCAAGGTTGTTCTCCAAGATCATCAGCGATTCGTCAAGGATCTTGGTCGGGGTGAGAAGCGTATTTGCCATTTAAGTGTCAGCCTTTATTTCGTTTCTTCCACGCGATGTACTCGGCCGTCGACCCGAACTCTGCGGGTTCGACTGGCGCGGACTTCCCGCCAACCGGGGTAATCGGTGCGGGCGCTTTGGAAACTTGTTTCGGGGGAGTGGCTTGAGCGACCTTCGCCTCTAGGCGGGCCAGTTCAAGCGCCATGCGCAACGGGGGGAGGGAAAGAACGCGCTCGGCGGCTTCGGGGTCTTGACCCAAGGCGTGAAGCACCTTGTGGCCGTTATCCATCGCCGTGACGGCTTCCAGGAACTCAGCAGGAGCACCGCCAAGCATCTGGAACGTGCGCAGCGACGAGTCCCATTCTGCGGAGAATTCCTTTTTGCCCGCGTCGAATACGCTGTTGCAGGCTTCGTCGAACTTCTCTTGCTGGATCAGCCGTTTTGCTTCCGCGCGGATCTGGTCGGGCGTCATCTGCTGGCCGGGCTGGTGCTCGGTCTGCGGTTGAAGCTGACGCAATTGCGCTTCAAGTGCTTCGCGCTGTCGCTTTTCCTCGTGTTTCTCACGCGTTAGCTGGTCGATGCGCCGTTGGACCCAATCACTCTTGGGCTTTTCCTGCTGCGGCTGCTCGGCTGCTTGCGTGCTTTGCTCGGCGCCCGGTTCCGTGCTGACTTCTGCGGGCTGTTGCGCCTGTTCCTGCTCCGTAGGCGTGACGTTTTCAATCTGTGATGCGTTGTCTTCGATTTGCATGGACTAAGCCAAGGATTGAGCCCGGTGATGGCGCGCCGGTACGCAATGCAAAAAGGCCCGCTCTCGGATGAGAAACGGGCCTTCGGGAAACGGTTGCTGCGGCTGCTTAGCGCTGGCCGCCGATGATGTATTGCTCGGACGTCGGCACGATTGCGCCTGCCGTCGTGTTCACGAACTGGATCGCCAGCGTGTTCGCCGCGGAGACACGCACGTTGCCGATGCTCAGACCGACCTGATGCGATGCCTTGTTGATGTCGATCGAGTCGCCGAGCTGCAAGCCGGGAACGGTGAACGTCTGTTCTGCGCTGGTGTTGGCGCCGACCGATGCCGGCGTGAGGGTCTGGCGGATGATGAACAGCGCGCTTACCGGCGTCTGGTTCGAGCCGTCCTGCAAAATTCCGATGTAGCCGGGCATTCTTGTTCCTTATTGAGCGGGCAAAGAAAAACCCGCACTAGGCGGGCTCGGTTGTTGTTGCATCTGCTGCATGGGGTCAGGCGGTGGCGCCCCTTCTGGCGCGCCGGTCTGCATCATCTGCATGACGACTTGCGTTGCGACGTGCGCCACGACTTGCGGGTCGAGCGGCTGGCCGAGCGCTGCCATTCGGCGCGTTTCCGCGTCGTATGCCTTGATGTTCGTCT